CATCGTGAATGAATGCAAGTTGTTTAGTGTGAAAGGGTTTGAGTTTATCGTTGGCTATAATCATCCATCGTTTGGCAACTATCCCAGCTCCACATTGGAGTAAATAATTTAATCCTTTGTGGGGAGAATCGACCAACACCCTTCGTCCGTCACATGCCATGAGCCAACCATTAGTAGCCTTATTTGTAACCGCTGCAAGTAGGTCGGCGAGTCCATCGATTGCAGATACGTAAGCCTTTCTAATTTCTTGTCCCTTTTTTTTGGCTTGCGTGGGTTGTAAAGAGTTATCATATGATTCTCCTATTTTTTGATTTCCTGCTCCATAAAGAAAGGCATATGTGACGGTCTTAACTTGCCGTCTACTAATTCCTATCTTGTCAGCATTAACTTGATGTATATCGTCATTGAGTAATATGTCGGCATATCGACCTCCGTCATATCTGCCTAAATAATGGGCAAGCATTCTCAATTCGATTCCGCTTAAATCTGCCCCAACCATAGTCATACCAGGGGATGCGGTAAATAGTTCTCTAAATTCTTTATCAGCAGGACACTGAGCAAGGTTCGGTTTTCTATGAGCACATCTAAATGTGTTAGTTGAAACCGAGCAGTGATGGTGTAGCCGACTAGAGGTCGTACACAACCGTAGCCATGCGTTCACGCCTTGCGATAACATTCCTAGCTTCTTCTTTAGATCCAAAGCTTTCGCACATAACTTGCAAAAGGGATTCGAGATCTCCTTCAATGTAATCTCGTCTATAATTATCTTCCCAGTTTTCGTGGTCTGAGTCAGAGTAATATTCAAACGATGTTTTAGTATCCATGCTATGTGATCTCTTGAAGTAGGGTTAAATTCAACTAATCGCTGGAGTTCTGCTCCTGCTTTATATCCTTGTGTAGCGTTATCTCGTTTAGGAGTGAACATTTTTCCTCCAATGAGAGGGAATTGTTCTCGAAGTAGTCCAGTAACTTTTTCCATCTCTCTTCGGAGATGTGACTCAAGTTGCTGACCTTTTGATTCATCAAAGTACCATCCATGTATTTCTTGATCAGTAAGTATTTGAGCTACCTGATGTTCTAGTAAGACCCAATCAGGAAGTGGTGGAAAAGTGTTCATTTAAGTCTTTTATTCTTTGTAGTGGTACAGCAGCTGCTTGAGGCACAATTGAATTTCCTAAAGCTTGGATGCGGTCCACCCGATTGGATAGCCCATCATCTCCTCTACAAATTGTGGGTTTAGATATGTATTGTTCCCAGTTTGGGTTGAGGGTATGTCTGGTTGCTCGCCATTTTGCAGTTGATTGAACAATTTCACTGCTTCTGGATTCACTGCTTCTCTTAAATTCGCTAACTTTGTTCTCCCCTTCCTGTGAACTTCTGTTTGTTTCTTCATTGATTCGAATCCCCTCTGTGGTAAATGATCCATCGCTGTTGGGGTTGGTAACATCTCGTTCCTCGCTTTGTACTCCATCAATGCATCTAATCTCACTCCGAATTTCACTCCTGTCGTGTTGCTTTGACGATAATATTTCCCGTCCTTCTCCTTTACTGTTCCACTGCCCCCTTTGTAATCTCGTTGACTTGGGGTAGGCAATAATCCAGATACGCTCTCGCTTATGACAGGCTCCCACATCTTTCGCTGAAACAATTGACCATTCAGCAGAATACCCGATTTTGGCAATTTGAAAGAGGATTTCTTGGAACGTCTTCCCGTCTTGGTGAGACAAAAGATTTCTAACGTTTTCAAGAAGGATAAACTTAGGTCGAATTTGCCTAGCCAATCGGAGGACTTCATAGAAAAGGGATGATCTTGTCCCTTCTCCAATACCTTGCTGTCGTCCTGCCACGGACAAATCCTGACAGGGAAACCCAGCTGTAATTGAGTCATACTCATATTTTTTTGCGTTAAATGTTCTAATGTCGTCATGTATTGGTATATCCGGCCAATGCTTTCTTAAAATTTCTTGGCAGAATTTATTGTTTTCTACAAACTGAGTGGTTTTTATACCGCCAACTAATTTTTCACCGGCATAAGTAAACCCACCAATCCCAGAAAATAAATCTAGGTTTCGCATATTTTTTTATTAAAGTGTTCAACTAATTTGGTTGTTACTTGTACGTCTTGTACGCAATAATCTTGCATTTCTTGACTCCATTCTTTCCAGTCTGAAGTTTTTCCAAAATCCCCTTTATATTCACCGAGTCGGTATCCATAACTTTCTAAGCTGTGCCTTCCATATAGTTGTAAAGGCATCCTTGGTATATTTCTTCTCTTATCTATATCCATCATGTTTGGATGGTATAAGCGAGATAAGACCAAAGTATCAATAATGTCAGCATCAGTGTCAAACCAAGAATATACTTTCCGAATAGCAGGAATATCAAACCCCACAGAGTTATGACCGACAATAATGTCAGCATTGGAAAGCCAATGCAAACCTTCCGTGATTGGGTAGCAGTCACCACCTTGATTATTAAATACGAAGGTTTCTTCTTTTTGGGAGTCGAAGATGGCAATGCAATGTATCTCAGAAAGGTCATGTAGTAGTCCGTTAGTTTCGCAGTCAAATACGAGCATTTGTTTTTCCGACATATGTTTTATCTTTAAACTTTGCTTTTTTCTTCTGCTCTTTTGTAGGGGGATTTGGTTTTTTTAATTCAGTCTCAGAAGTCTGTTGTGGGACTGAAAACTGTGTTCGTAGTTTCATTAAATCTACAGGTGTTTTTGTCGTATTTAAGTGAGGCAGCTATCCCTGTTTCTCCTGAATATCTGTTTTTTAAAATTCTTAAAGTGGTTAATCTATCGTCTGAATTATCTTGAGAATTCGATTCCAAGCTAAGTACGGTATCACTTAGCTGGCTAATGGAGGCGGATCCCCTCAGCATTCCAATTGAAACCTTTTGCCCATCTTCAATAGCTTTATCACCTTGAGCACGTCTTAAGTGTGAAACTAAAAATAATTTAATTCCTGTTCTTTCAACCAGACTTCTCAAATCAGTCATAGTTTTGTCTATGGTGCGTCTTTCATCCATATTTCCGTCCATGCCGGATAGCAATATCGATAAGTGATCAAGGAAAACTACTTTTATATCTAGACCCAGAGCCATATATTCAATGCGACTGTAGATAGTATCCGAAGATAAACTACCAAAATGGTCGTATAAATAAAGGTTCCAACCAGAGATAGTGGAATCGTAAGCATCTTTTAGAGTGGAGTATTTGTGTTCGCCAAGGTGTAAAGCTTTTCCTACAGCTACGGACATAAGTCCTAAAGCTGTTCGCCTGTTAGATTCCTCTAATGCGATGTAGCCAACTTTGACATCTTTTTCTAATAGTTGTGTTGCTAATTGTCTACAGAAAGTAGATTTACCTTGACCAGTTCCTGCGGTTATCGTTGTAAGTTCCCCATAACGTATGCCATGGGTCATAGATTGCAGTCCTGGAAAGGGATATTCGTAATCACAAGGTGGGCTTGGAGTCGTTACTTGTTCTAATAACGACTTCCCATCAACGATGCCATCCGGTTGATACGGCTTCGCATCCCAGATAGCCCTGCGGACAGCTTCCGCATCATTGGCTTGTAGTGCATCCGATGCATCTTTGTATTTATCCAGTCTGGCAATCTTGACTTTGCCCAATGGGAGGATGGTTGCTGCCTGTTCGACAGCTCTTCTTCCGGCATCGTCATTGTCGAAGAATAATACAATTTCCTCATAGCCTTGTAGTAAAGGTATTTGTTTCTGAATGTCCTTTTTGGCTGACGCTGCCCCATGTGGTAACGAAACCATCGGCCAGCCATCCATTGCTTCATAACAGCTCGCAGCATCTAATTCACCTTCAGTAATAACAATACGTTTACCAGTACTAGGGAATAAATGCTGACCAAATAAGGTGTCAGTGGAAATTCCTTCATATTTAAAAGTTTTTAATTTATCTTTTGTTTTGAATCCTTGAATGCGTCCAGAGCCATCGAAATAAGGGAAGCGTAAGTGTGTCTCGTCTCGATAGATTTTATATTTTTCGCATGTTTTTTGGCTGAGTTTCCTTTTTTTAAGGGCTTGAGCCTCTCCTTTGAACTGTACATTTTTTTGCATGGGTAGTTTTTGTTCTTCACCATTTCCAGCTGTTCGAGTTTGGCAACTAAAACAAAATGTATGCCCATCTGTATATACAGCTAGTGCATCAGATGAACCACACGCTGGGCATGGCTGATGTTCTATAAATTCGCTTTCAGTCATGTCAACCAATCCACTGGTATTGCATGGAAAGCACACCATTTAATGCCATAACGAGAGCACCATTTGGCGTAAGTCGTTTTAGATTTTTTACTAATTTTTTTATAAGGATCTTGAAATACCATCCTCAAATCAATCTCTGGATTATCTGCTATTACTTGTCTAACCTTACGGCGGTCTTCAGGTCTCCAAAAACCCTTAGTTTCAAGGCATGTGCCATTGGGTAAAACAAAATCAGGAGTGTATTTATGAGTAATCGTGTAATCAAAACTTGTACCTTCATACTCATAGTCCACACCCAGTTCACATAAAAGATCAGAAACTTTTTCCTCTAATCCTGATTTAAACATTAGAAGTCGTCTTCTTCTACTGAACTTGGAGTTAGATCTGGAGTAACGTTTGGATCATCAGCTTTAAAACCAGCTGTTTTACCAAATAACTCAGCTACACCATCTTCATCTAAATCTCCACTGTCTATGCCAGCTCCACTTTGAATACTTACTACTTGAACTCCGCTTAATTTAAGTGAAGTTCCATAAGTAACTCCATCACGAAGTACATAAGGCTTTTGATGAAAACCAATCTTAACTTTTGATCCTTCATAAACTGGAGTATCTAAGTTTTTAATAGGCGTTCCTTCTGTATCTACTATTGGTGGGCATTTGTCTTCGCCCCATGAAAATTTAACGGTATATTGATCTTTTTCTACCTCTTCCCAAGGTTCTGGTCTTAAAACACATCTGTTTTTA